TAGGATATGCAGGCCTGCGGCCTGGTGGACTACAGCACAGCCACCAGGGGGCAGGGGGTTGCCCCTGCAGCTGCTCGGTGGATCACCATAGCAGGAGATAGGATATGCAGGCCTGCGGCCTGGTGGACTACAGCACAGCCACCAGGGGGCAGGGGGTTGCCCCTGCAGCTGCTCGGTGGATCACCATAGCAGGAGATAGGATATGCAGGCCTGCGGCCTGGTGGAGAGAAAAAACAAACGGGGAGAAATAAAAATACATCCATTGTAAAAACGCTTGTATTTTTACTTGCAATCTATTTTTAACGATGCTATAAATAATCATACGAGAGCGAAACGAAGCGGCCCCGGACCTGCAGCAACAGGAACGGGGCCTAGACCAAACCCTGAAACGGAGGATTTGACCATGAGTAAGAATAACAGAAAATCTGTAAAATTGGCAGAGCTGGCAGTTGTTGGCGGTATTCGTGGAGCATACCGGAAAATTCACGAGATGGGCGGTAGTGAGCCACGGGCGTATTTGTATACATGCTCTAGGGGCAGAGAACATGCCATGGCTGCTCGATTTCACCGAAAACACGGGGTCCGCGTGCCGGTGGAAAAAATAGACAGGTGGCACATTTTCTCAGATCCTTTAAACGAGAGGGCCGTTGATCGATATGAGCGAACAATTGAGGCCCACAACAGGGCTGACTCCAGGGTAATTCGGGGTGGATATAGAGAGGATTTTTATATCGGCTGTGGGTCCTGTGCCCATATAATCAGGCTGAGGACGGGCGGCAGATCTGATCGTTACGGAGCCTTCGGGTCAGGAGATAACAGGAAATATTTCAGAATTTGACAAACAACCGGGCGAGGCAACCCGCCCACAACTCAACCCAAGGAGACCCCCATGGCAGCACCAACAAAAAAGAACATCACCCCGAGAATATCTGAAAAAACCCGCGACTGGCTGGCCGATACCTTCCAGTCGGCCACCTGGGGGGCAGAGTTTGTCCTCGAGGCCAGCCGGGTGCTTTACTCCCGCACCCTCGACGACCTGAAAAACAAGTTTAGCCGCGGCGAGCTGATGGCGATGATCGACGTGATGAACGCCCACGCGCTCAACTCATTTACCGCCGGCAGCGAGCTGCCACTCTCCCTCGGCGACGCCATGGACCTGGAGGGCCTGGCCGAGAAGTGGCAGATCGACGGCCCGGACCTGATCACCCGGCTGTCCACCCTGCCGGCTTACGATATCGCCTGCCTGGAGTGGTGGGCCAACGGTTTCTGGTACGGCGGCGGCTCTGATCGTGACGAGCGCGATATCGAGGCCTATGTGGCGAGGTTGGCCAAAAAATAACCGACAGCGAGCGACAACAACAAGCCAGGCCGGATCGGGATTATCCCCGGACCGGCCTTTATTTTTCCCTCCTTGATTTTTATATATAGATATTTCTTGACACCAGTTGAAAATCCATGGTAGAAGAAATTATATCTTGAATAACATATATAGATTAAATATCAAACAGGAGAAAATACCATGGAAAAACACAACGACATTGGAGCGGTTGAGGCCCTGCAGATCATCATCGACGGTAACCCGAATATTTCAGATCTCGATTTTCTGGCCTGGCTTGAACCCATCACTACCACTGTTTTTTTTGAGTAATTTGAATCTCTATTAATAGGAGAAAATCATGGCATACGTATCGCAGAGATGAAAAAGAAAATGGCTCCGGAAATCATGGAGATATGCAGGGAATTTGGCATGAAGGCCAGCCTGGCCGTACGGCATCACTCTACGCTCGTACTCAACATCCAGGCCGGGTCAATCGATTTTTTGACCGACTACAACGCCAGGGCCGAGGCCGCATGGAGAGACAACGGCTACGGTGATTTTACCCCGGCAACCCACATCCGAGTAAACGAATACCACATCGATAAAAACTACAGCGGCCAGGCCCTCACATTTTTAAAAAGGGCCTACCGGGCGATGATGAAGGGCAACCACGACCGATCCGACACCATGACGGACTATTTTGATGTCGGCTGGTACGTGGACATCAACATCGGCCAATACGATCGGCCCTACCGGTAGACAAACACCGCAGAAAAATGATCCCTTAAACCTGGACGGAGCAAGACCAAAAACCCGGGCGGAGTAATCCCCCGGGTTTTTGCTTGCCTTTTGAAAAATATATATATACTCTCAGGCAAAAATGGAGAGCCTATGAGCAAAACCGAGAAGGGGGAATGGGGCGGCGCCCGGGAAGGATCCGGCGCCCCGAAAAAAGATCCCTATCTAAAAAAACGGCAGGTCGGCCTGACGTTGCCGGACTGGCTGATTAAAAAGCTGGACAGCCTGCCGAAGAGCCGGGCAAAAGAGATCGAGGCGGCGCTGTGCCTTGCGCACGGCTGGCGCCGCCCCGTTGTGGTGAAACCCAGACGGAGCAGATCTGAAAACCCAGACGGAGCAGATCTGAAAACCCAGACGGAGCAGATCTGAAAACCCAGACGGAGCAGATCTGAAAACCCAGACGGAGCAGATCTGAAAACCCAGACGGAGCAGATCTGAAAACCCAGACGGAGCAGATCTGAAAACCCAGACGGAGCAGATCTGAAAACCCAGACGGAGCAGATCTGAAAACCCAGACGGAGCAGATCTGAAAACCCCGGAGCAGATCTAGTCAGTGTCTTCTACCCCATAGATCAGGTTGTTTGCCATTCTATCCGCCCAGCCGCGACTGTTATCGTGCCAGTTGTTCAAATCCTTTAAAAATTTCAGCCGGGCGGCGATGATGATCATCACCAGGTCCGAATCGGAAAACGACAGGATTTTTGCCCGGGTGTATGGCCCGATCACTCCGTCCGGCTCCACTCGTTGCCCGTCGATGACGATGTTCATCCATCGCTGCAGCTCTTTTACCGCCCTCCTGATACCACTATGCACGGAAAAATCTATTAGCTGGTAGGTTATGGCATCAGGCAGCTGCCTCGAGGAGATGGGAGCGATAAATTCCAGCAGGTAGATCTCTGCTGCCTGGTCGAGCGTCAGGTTCTTGATATCCAGATGCGGATAGGAGCGCTTGGATATACCCCACTTGGTTTCTCCACCAGGGTCTGCTTTCGGCGACCTGTTGGAATATCCGCCCTCGTGGCCATTGATCCTGACGAGCCATTTTTTTATTTTCTCACGATCAGGTTGTCTCATTGTGCTCCTCTTCTTTGGCGCTCTTCAGACATTCGCCAATGGCCTTGACCTTGGCCGCCGCGTCGATTCCGGCAGGGGTGATTATGCCGGCGGCATCCCTGATCGGCACCTTGACGGCGGCTGACAGCAATTCTTCGATTCGTTGTACTGTACTCATGGTCATTTTCCCGGCAGGATGGCCTGTTTGGCGGCATCGGAGACCTTCGCCCACCAGCCATAGATGGCGGCCCCGGTGATACTGGTAAGGATGAGCATCACGAGAAACCGCCGGACAATTTTCTTGGAGTCGGACATGGCGGCCTTGAACTCTTTGAAGACGTCGACCATATCCTTCAGGTCTTCGGGGGTGATATCGCCAAAACGACAATCTTCCGCGCCATGCTGCCGTTTTTTATAAGTAGCCTCGACAATGGCGGAAATTGCGTCGAGGTCCTCATTGGTCAGACTGTTTCGCCGGGTCCTGTATTGTTCCGGTTTTCTCTCCGTCTCGGGCATTTCAGCTAACCTTTCCGGCCATCCAGGCCGGGTAAATATCCTTAGCAGTCGCCGGCGGCGATCCAGCCACAGACGTCACATATCCAATCGCGCGCCAGGACGGCGCCGCAGTCGGGGCAGATCATGGCCAGACCGCCTCCGGCATGGCCGCCTCGCCGCCCGGACGTTCAATCGCCCGGCCGCTGGAGTCGACGCCGGGCAGATAGAGCGAGTTGCGGGTATAGGCTGCCGGGCCCTCCGCCCGGTAGCGGGACCAGGCCAGGTCCCCGAAGACCCGCAGGGCCGAAAACGCGGCCCAGGCCTGCAGGCTGGCGCCGTTTGCCTCAATGGTGACCAGCTTCAGCAGGCGATCGAAAAAGAGCTGCGGCCGCCCGACATAGACCGGGATATTCCGGCCGTAGATGTCGGCAAACTCCTGCCTCAGCTCGTGCGAGCGGACATTGTAGGCCTGCAGGGTAGTGTAGGGAGACAGCAGATAGCCGTACTGATAGCCGAAATCGTGGAGTATCGCGCCCTCGAGAAGCGGCCCGAACGGCGAGATCAGCCACCAGAGCAGCCGCGGTATCGAGGCCCCGTCGGTGATGAATCCTCGCGGCACAATGATGCGCAGACCACCCGGCAGGGTGACGATCCAGTCCTCCATCAGCTCCATCCTGGGCGGATTGCGGGCCACCTCGACAAGCTGCCGCCACCAGGAGAGCCCGCGCAGGTCATATGCCACCCGCCGATAGATCGGTCGGGGGATGATTGCCGCGCTCATCGCCCCTGCCTCAACGTGGCGAGCTTCTCGATCTTGGCCACCTCGACATCGCGGGCGTGCATCGATGTTCGCCAGGCGGCGATCTCTTTCTTGACCATGATCGCCACTGGGACAACCCAGATCATCAGGGTATGCGCGCCGGCGAAGGCCTTTTTCAGCAATCCGTCCACATAGCCGGTGACCTGCTGCAGCTCGATTCCGTAGTGATCGGAGATCATGGTGACGATCACGCAGAGAATGAACATCCAGAAATAGGTCTCTTTATACGTCCGTCGCTCTTCCATGCTTCACCTCGTCAATAATAAAACGTGACCTGTTTGCTCTTGTTGCCGTATGGGGCATGCAGGTAGACGCCGCCGTGGGCGGTGCCGGTATTGGCCTCTCCCTCGCCGTTCGGGCCGAGGCCGGGCTTGAAGACAAAGCCATCGCTCTCCCGGTAGTTGTGCGAGGTGTCGTTGACGATGACGGTATGTCCGTCGGAAAAGACCACCTTGATCCTGCTGCCGAAGGCCGGGCCCTTTTTGGGGATCCTCCAGGCCTGGCGGCCGCCGTTGCGCACCCCGTAGCTGGTATAGGTACTGCTCTCGTCGAGCCCGGCGGTCGGCGTTGTCGGCGCCGCGGTGCCGCTCGTCGCGACGTAGGTCTTGCCGTCCGAGGTCTTGACCACAAACTTGAGCGGGCGGCTATATTGCCCGCCAGGCTTGCCCATGATGAAGACCGGGCAGCCCTTGTACGGGATGCCCAGGCGCGCCACCTCGCCGTTCACCGAGACGTAGGTCACCGAGCCGGCCTGCAGGGTCCGGAACAGCACCGCGGCGTTGCCGTGGCCCTGATCGGAGTCCCGCTCGAAGGTGATCTCGTGCGGAAACACGGCGTTGGCGGCCGGCGGTTTAGCCGGGAACGCGGCGGCGCATTCCTGCAGGCATTCATCCAGGGAAAACGCCGAGACGGACGCCCCCGCCGGCGCGGCCGCAAGGAGGGCGATCAACATCCAGACAAGCCGCATCCAGGGCGCCATGTCAGTCCTCCTCCTTGACGTTGCCCTGGCCCGGCTCTTCCTTCACTGGCTCCGAGACCTCTGCTTTCACCTCTTCTTTCTCGACTACCTCCTTGGCGGCCTCCACGGCCTTCTCGGCAACTTTATCCTTGCCGCCGATCAGCGGGATGGCCTCTTTGATGGCCTCCTTAAAACCCTCCCAGACGGCGTCTATCTTGCTGTCTGCTTTGAGATTTTTATCGGTGGTCAGCGAGCTGCCGATCGGCGCAATGATAAACACGTTGCGGCCGTAACTCTGAGCCGTTGGATTGAACTCGGTAATGGTTCTCTGCTGGGCGCAGCTGGTTAACAACGACAGCACCAGCATGGCCAGGACAAAACAGATCCAGGCAGCAAGAAGGTAACGGGTCGGGCGCATGCACTCTGTAAGCTCTCTCATCTCACACCTCATAAGTTTGGATTTCGCCACGGCGTTGCGCCCTGGCGACAATACGGCCGCTCTGCACGGTCACCCAGTCGACCATGGGCCGCCAGGTGGCGTCGCTTCTGGCCGTGATGACCTTGCCCAGGCGATCGCGGACCAGCCAGAGGCCGGCGGCCTTGCGGCTGATGACCAGGCCGTCGACCGGCACGGTCGAGTCGGGCCGGAAAATCTTTTTGACGATCTCATTTGTCATCGACTACCTCCACGTTCAGCCGGCAATCGGCGGTGAACTCGCTGCCGCTGATCTGATAGGTCTTCTCCATGCTGCGCAGCTTGCCGACGCGCCTGCCCTTGGAGGTCGTCACCCCGACCAGGCCGCCGGGCATGACGAACGGCATCAGCGCAGTCGAGATCCCCAGGTCTTTGCGGTTGGAGCATCTCCGGTTGATCTCCGCCGCACCTCTGGCCAGGGCCACCGGCACCGAGGTGATCAGCGGGTCGGAGATCCTCGGCCCGCGCTTGTCGCCGGGGAAGCGGCTGACCAGGATCTCGATCATGGGATCACCTCCGCGTAGACCACCACGCCGATCGGCCAGTCGTCATCGTCATCCGGGCCGATGGCCAGCCCGGTCGGGGCGGTCAGCTTGTACTGCATTGCGGTGTAGCTGTAGGCGATGTCGGCAAGACAAGGGGCCGAGTTGGCCTTGACCTGATCACCCTCGACAGTCAGCACCGCCGTCCGGCCGTACCAGGTCGGGGAAATCTCGCCGGCCGGCAGCTGCGACAAGCCGAGCAGCTTATCGGGCAGATCGAAGAGCAGCCGGTCGACCTGGTCCCTGCTCACCTGGCCGACCGCCGCGAGCGTATTATCCATCGTCGGCTTGACTGAGAGCAGCCGCAGCCCGGTCGGGACGATAACCAGCAGATAGCGGCTGTCGCCGGAATAGTAGGCGCTGATCGGCTTGCCGGCCGCGTCGACGTTGGCGACATCGTCCCAGAATACCTGAATGCCGGATTCTCCGGAGTCGGCCTCATCGCCGAAAATCACCACCTTGTTTATCAACGACATAGAATCATCTCAATCAACATAGATCAGCAGATGTTCGGCCCGCGGGTCCGTCAGCAGCCATCTGCGGTATTTGGTCTTGTAGGTCACATCGAGCAGGGCGTCGCCGAGCACGGCGGTGGCGATGCTGCCGTCCTCCTCGAACGTCACGGCGCCGAGACCGTCCTCCTTATACTGGTACGACACCAGGCCGTAGCACGGCAGCTGCAGCCGGCCGATGCCGGCGGTGACCACTACATTCTCGTCGGTGACTATCTCCTCGTGCACGCCCAGGTAATCGATCGACACCCAGTCGCCGCCGGTGTGGCCGAGGACGATCGCCTTGGCCGCGTTCCATGGCCAATGATAAAATTTGACGTCCTTGGTGGTGGCGGTCAGGGGTTTGTCATCGAGGTGATGGTTACCGGCCGCCGACGATTGGCCGCCGACCATGAAGGCGTTGAAGCCATCGCGCTCGTCCGGCTGCTCGTCGATCGAGAAGATATGGTCCTGATCATTGATCTCGAGATCGGTCGCGGCGGTCGGCCAGGTGCCGACATTCACCGCGTATTCGGGCCGCAGGCGGATGGTCTCCCCGTCCGGCATCGACTGGACAAAAGCCCCGCTCGCCGCCGCCAGCCGGACCAGGACCTGATAGGCGGTCTCGTCCTCGGCCATCAGCTCGCCGGCGAGAAACGGCCAGCCTTCCACGCCCTGCCAGTCCAGGGTGATGCCGTAGCCGGCAGCCAGAGCGGTCATCAGGGCAGCAGCCACGCCCGGGCCGAGATCGTCGGTCAGCGGCTCTTCGTCAAGGGCAATGGTCGGCGAGACGGCGGTGAGGATATGGTCGGCGGCGCCGGGCTCCTCCGGGTTTGCCAGGGTCTGGACCCGCAGGACGGTGATCTCCGCCGGCAGCTCATCGAGCAGCTCGGTGATGACCACCGTCTCGCCGACCCGGCAAAGGGCATACTGGGCCGGATCGGGGAAACGGATGGTGGCCGAGAGGAAGCCGTCCGAGTCGTCGGCCTTAATCGAAACATAATCCGGCTCTACCAGCCTGCCGCCGACGGTGACAGACAGCGAGATCCCCTGGCGGATCGCCTCGCCGCTGGCGATCGCGCAGGGCTGGGCCAGGCTCATGGTCACCCGGCCGTTGTTGGCCATATTGACCGGCTGATCGAGCGACATGGCCAGCAGCTGCCCGGCGATGACCACCGACTGGTCGAGCGACAGGGTCACCCGGCCCGGCATTTTGACGTGCTGGTCGAGCGACAGCCGTACCAGCGGGCAGACGCCGACATGCTGGTCGAGGCGCAGGGTTATCTGGCGGAGGCTGCGCACCCACTGGTTGAGCGACATGGTCACCTGCGGCATCGCCCGGCAGCGCTGGATCAGCGACATGGACAGCTCCATGCCGCTGGACTGATCGAGGGAGAGGGTCAGGAGTTTGCGCAGGGCGATGGGCTGGTCGAGGGAGAGGGTGACCAGCTGAGCCAGCGATATCGGTTGATTGAGGGAGAGAGTTACCAGTTGCGCTGCGATCGTCGGCGCCGCATCTTTATAGGGATGATCAGCCGCCAGACTGCCTTCCAGCCCCCACTTCCAGGCCAAATAACCTTCAATTAATTGCCGATCATCCGTCGAAATCGATCCTGAGATGATAATCATCTCGGCAATCGAGCCGGCCAGCAAAAACGTTGAGGATGCTGTATATCCAGAGATCCTCGCGGATGTCCATGATGTTAAATTGGCGTTGACTGCGCCGACAATATGCGGGGCATTATGGAGAGCGGTATAAACCTGGCCACGATTTGCCCACGTTTGACTGGCCCCGTTTTTATAATATGTCGGCGTACCAAAATTTGTGCTTACTGCGGCCGCTGAGCCGCTTTGTGCACACGCGCCAAAATCCGTAGTTAATGAATTCTCGTTTAAAACGATGTACGGAGTATCGGCAGTTATCTGCACATAAAAAATCGAGACATTGGTGCCGATACTGCCTGCAATTTCTAGAAAATCGCTTGACCCGTCGAACGTAACTATATTTTTGCCGTTCAATCCTCCTGCGGTAATAACTGGTTGATTGGCATCCGTAGTCTGTACCGCATGGCGGTTATTGCCGGATTTGTCTGCCCATTGACCGACCCCGGTATCGATTGTAATGGTCGCCGCATCGTCCGCGTCGAGCCACAGCAATGTGGTCAGTTCAGCTGGGGTCCACAATGCCATTATCGCCCCCCCTGACAATATACTCAGTATGTCCGCAATGTTTGTCCTGCCATGGCTGGTCAGTGGCAGGCCGATTCTGACATTGAACGGCATGGGTGTAACCGCCTGGCACTTTCGTTGCTGGATTGATATTGAGAGGCACAATTAAGGCCATGAGACCGCATACAGAACAATGGACCATGTTGTCTGGCCGGTATTTGCCCGGCTGCCTCGGTGATGCTTCCCTTGACTCCGTCGCTGCGGCAGATCGTTTATCAATGTGATCGTTGAGCTCGTATATCATGGTGTCGATGGACATTCCCTCGCGTTTGGCTTTCAGCAACAATCCAGCCAACGCCTGTAATGTACCGAGATTATATGATTCAAAAAGCATCAACACCTCCATTCACGCACGGAATATCCAGCTGTATATGCATACCGCGACCATGTGTAATACCAGCCGGACAACTGTTGAATGTATGAAAAGACATTCTGATCACAGTGATTTATGAAATATTGATCATCGACAGTCGCCAGCAGCTCGCAAGGGATGTACCCATCACCGTCCATGCACTCGGTGCACTGGTTATTGTTGGGGCAGACATTGGTGTCCACCCAGGAAATTTTTTCTGCACGGAATTGAGAGCACCCCTCTTGGGCGGCAGTCAATGTTGAGAATGCTGGCGCATTCGTTACCGTTTCATATGCTTTTGATATGGAAATTTTGTATTTACCGCGAATAGCCTCAAAACTCGTAGCCCCGCTGCCAACATGATCCATACTGCAGGCCCCGGTGATATAGCACTGAGGGGGGCCTCCACTGCCGCTAGAAATCAACAACGCCCACACTCCGACCGTCGACCTCACCCCTCCGACTACAACACTGCAGCCATCGGTCACCTCGATCGCGGCATAGCCGCAGGCATACTCGTTGGCGAAGACCCTGATGCGAGGGACATCAGTGACGGCATCGCGCATGTTGTAGTCGTCAAACGTAAAGCCCTGGCCCCGTACCGACCAGTAATACGGGGGCACCCCGCCGGTGACATAGACCATGCCCGACGAAGAATCAGCCAGCACCTCGATGGAATTCTCGAAATCCCATGCGATCGGCTCAGCCTCGGCGCAGCAGTTCTTCGGCCTGACGGCGACGACGGTCTTCGTCACCCCGCAGTCGCCGTCGTCAGGGGAGACGGCGACGATCCGGAGCTTGTCCTTGTAAATGCGCCGGTATTCCTTCTCTATTTCCGGATCGAGCGGCACGCCGCCGGGGTTTTTCGCATAGGTCGTCTGGCATTTCGGCAGGCTGGCGGCCTGGTCGCAGCAGACCTTGCCGCGGAAGTCCGGGTCATCGAGGCCGCCGGAGGTCTCGCCGCAGTCGACATAGCCGCCGAGAACGGTGCGGTGGCCCATGAATGACCAGCATTTGTCCAGGCCGAACTGGCACCTGATCCCCGGTGGGCAGGGCACCACGACCTGGTACTCGGTATGCTGGTAGGCCTCCTCGCCCGAGCACTGGCAGCGGTAGACATAGGAGATGTCCTCGTAGCAGGTCACCTCGTCGTCATTCGGGTCGCCCCCCACCAGGATGCCGTGGCCGCAGAACGGCTGCCGGTAGATCTCCCAGCCGTCGTCGTTGTCGACATCCGGCGGCTGCAGGTCGATCTCGTCGATCAGGCCATGGAAAAAGCAGATCGCCCGGCACTCGCCCGGCTCGCCTTCCTCGTCGCCGAGGACGGTGACATCGACCAGGTCGTAGCGGGTCCGGCCGGAGACGGCAATCGAGCCGGTCAGCGGCTGGCCCCAGGAGAGGGCGCGGCCGGACAGGCTGATCGGCGGCCCGGTCATGTTGCCGGACTTGCCGTAGACCGAGCCCCGCCAGGTGAAGGTGCCGCCCGAGACCACCGGGAAATCGAGATCGACGCTGGCGGCGTCCTTGACCACGATGGTCAGCTCGAGCGGCTCCTCGACCGTTACCGTCTTGCCGATCCGGCCATTGGTCAGCCGCAGGGTGTAGCGCTCGCCCGGGTGGGATACGGCGACCTTGATCTGGGTGGCGTAGTCGCCGTTGATGTTCATGCCGCAGAGGCCGGCGCGGAACTGGGTCCTGACGATCTCGGCGAATTTTTCTTCGCTGACCGGCGGCTTTGCCTCCCCGGTCTCGGTCGTCTGCTCGGCGGCCGGCTCTTCGGTCTGGTTGCAGGGATCGGTGCCCCAGATCTCATCGACCAGCTCGGCCACCTCGCCGAGGCTGGCTGTGTCGTCCTCCGGCAGGACCTGCTCGATATGCAGCCAATAGCCCGCGCCCACAATCGAGCCGGGTTTGACGAACGAGCCGATGACAGAGGCGGTGGTCATTTGCCATCCTCCCAGCGACCGAGCAGGACCTCGCCGTTGCAGGTCGAATGGTAGAGGTAGAACAGCTCGCCCGGCGGCCGCCGCGGGTCGCCCTTCGGCGTGCCGTCCTCGCAGGTCTCGAGCAGGTCGAGGACGCAGCCGGGGATCTTCATGTCGAGGATGTCGCTCTGGGTCTCGCCGTTTTCATCGAGCCAGGCGACGGTGATCGCCGCCTCGAGGTCCTGCGCCGTATAGAGCGCGGGGCCTGCGGCCTCTCCCTCCTCTTCGGCCGCAGGCTCCGCAGCGGGCGCGGCCTTGACCACCTCGATCACCAGCTCGTGCCGGAAACCGTAGGCCTTGCCCTCCGCCCGCAGCACGGTGGTGAGCGGCTCCGGCAAGGTGACCAGGGAGCCGGTTGTGACGATCTCCGACGGTTGCACCTTGATCTCCGTGCCGTCGTCCCGGAAAAACGGCATCTCCGGGGTCAGCTCGCCGACGAAGATAGCCTCGTAATCATAGCTGTCGGTATGGTCGAACACGGCATCAAACGACCGGAATTCCTCATACGCGACGCCCGGCGAGATCGTGCCGAGCGAGGCGGTCAGGTCGTAGGCCAGGCCGAGGTCGGAAGGCCAGACAAAAAACGGCAGGGTGATCCGGACCACGCCGTCGATAATCACCACATAGGGGCAGGAGTCGTAGACATACTCGAAGGCCGACTCGCCGGCCATGGCGGCGGCGATCATCTGGTGCAGGTCCTTGATATTGGCCTCGTCGGCCGAGGACGGGATCGGCTCCTGGGTCAGCCTGGCCCAGATGTCGACGGCGGCATCCGAGAGCGGCTGCTTGACGATGGAGGTGATGGCGCTGGCGGTCGGCATGGCTACTTGAAATCCTCGCAGTAGTCGAGGGTAATGGTGCGGTCCTTCGACGGCGCCGGCGGCGGATCGTCTTCTGGGGGAAACTGCAGGATACTGCCGCCGGTGCACTCGATCCGGAATGCGTAGTCCTCCTCCGCGCCCTCCGGCGGCTTGATCGGCAGGAGCTTGACGCCGCCGGCCCAGTTGGCCCAGAACGCCGACTGGTAAACGTTTTCCACCGCATCATCGCGGGCGGGGATCTGCAGACCGTGGGTGATGCGCAAGGTTTTATAGATCACCTCGGCGGTGCCGTAGATCGGCGCCGCGCTGCGCACCGTCTCGCCGTCGACGCTGAGGGCCGGCCCGGTGATCACCGCCCCCTCCTCCGACCAGACCTCATCCGGCCAGTCGACCGAGACCAGCTCCTGCAGCGGATACTCGACCGACTCCTCGGAGGTGAGCGAAAAGGAAACCAGCTCGCGCTGGGTCACATAGGCGCGGATCGGCCGGGACAAGGTGCCGTGAGTGACGCCGAAACCGTAGGCCAGATCGGGATCATAGGGATAGACATAGACGGCGGTATGCAGGCCGTCGCCGTCCACCCCGCAGTCGATCTCCGGAGGCTCGAGACCGAACAGCCGGGCTGCGGCCGCCAGGATGATCTGCAGCCGGCTGACCCGGCCGGTGCCCTTCGGCCAGGGCGCCTGCTCCAGGATCAGGCCCCTGTTCACCGGCCGCGGCCGGCGGACAAAGGCGGTTATGGCGCTGGCGGTCGGCATCAGCTCGAGACCTCGCCGGTGACCACGAGATTGATGTTGCTGTAAGAGAGCGAGGCGGCCCCGGCCGGGGTCTGGCGTTTCTCCCAGATCGGCGCGGCGGCCGGGTGCAGCAGGCAGGTGAAGGTGTCGCCGCCGGCGATGATCAAGCCGGACCAGCCGGCCGCGTAGAAGGTCGCCAAAGGCTTGGACAGGTCAGTGTTGGTGAGCACGAAATCGGCGCCTACCGTGCCGCTGCCGCTGTAGCCGAAGGCATCGCAGACGGCAGTGAAGTTGGTCGCGTCCCCGAAGGTAAACACGACCTGGACCTCGAGCGTGCCGATATTGTCCAGTAGCGGCGCATAGCCGGTGTGGTTGTAATCTGCCCCGCCGGTGTGGCCGACCGCGACCGACGAGGTCTGGACCGTGCCGATCTCCAGGATCGACGACAGCCGGGATACCCGCGCGCCGGCGATCCCGGCCGAGTAGTTGCGGGTGATGTCGGCGACGGTGGTCACCGTGATCTCCAGGCCTGCCTCGGCCAGGGCGGCGATTTCGATCTCTTCGCTGTTGGTGCCGTCGCCCAGCTTGCACTTCTCGCCGACCCGGAATATCCGGTCGACGCCGGCGGCCAGCAGCACCGCGTTATCGACCGTCACCTTGATGGTCTTGGTGGAGGCGACCACGTCGGTGGTGACCCAGGCCGTGCCGTATTTGGTCTTCGAGTCGGCGCCGGTCTCCCAACCGATGATATCGCCCAGCACATCGGTCTGGGTGCCCAGGAAAATGGTGCCCCAGTCGTCGCCCTCGCACGGCTTGTCCAGCCATGCCTTGGTGACGACCAGCACGGCGTCGGCATCGTCGGCCGCCTTGGCGTAGACCTTCTCGTACTCGATGCAGCCGTTCAGCCTGTCGTCGCTCGACTTGTTGCGGAAGACATTCTCCTCCTCGCCGCTGACGATCATGTTGTTGCTCATCCGCCCGCCATGGGCCGCGGTGGCGGTGACGTTTACCGGGTAATAGGGCTTGAAATCTGCGTCTAGCATGGGTCATACCTCGATTAGGGTGATGGTGCCGGAATACTCGTCCGTGCTCGCCGGATCCGCGACACCCTTGATATCTTCGACATCGACGGCGGTGACAATGACCTGGAAGGTCCCCAGGTGGTGGACCAGCGTCACCTCGGTGGAGGCATCGCGCAGCGCACAGATCTGGTCGATCTGGCTGCCGGTGAAATGGCCATAGACGGCGTTTCCGTCCCGGAAGGCCTCCAGTGTCAACGGTCTGCCCGCCTCCATTCGCAGCGTCTGGATAACCACCCGGCCGCCCATGGTTCGCCGGACAGACATCAGGGCCAGAGACTGGTTCTTGATGCCGCTCAGCCGGAGATCGTCCGACAGCGTAATGCCGCCGATGGATACGGTCATCGTGACGCCCTCCGGCTTCGCCGTTGTATTTCAGTCATGACCATGTCGGCCATCTTTCCGGCATCGACCGCCGAGCCGGCACCGCTGTAATTTAAGGTGATATTGATGGTTTCCCGGTCGCCGCCGGCGGCCGCAGCAGGCGCCGCCACCATCCCGCCGGCCTGCATGAAAGGCGAGGAGACGGCGGGCATGGCCGGCAGGGCGTTGATGATCCCGCCCATCTGCCGACCGATCAGGTCAAAGGCGTTGAAGCCGACCTTCTTCAGCAGCTCGGCGATGACGATGTCGTAGCGGCCGGCATGGAAGGCCCGCACCGTCCGCAGCCCGGCGTCCCGCACCCGATACTTATCAAGGGCATATTCGCCGTCTTCCATGACCACGTGCCGCCGGTCGCCGCCGCCGAAGCCGGGGAAAAAGCCGCCGCGCAGCATGTTGCGCAGGACCTGGCCGCCGGTGGCCAGCTTCTGGATCGCGCCGCCGGCCGCCTTCTTGACCACCTCCTCGACATAGACCTTGATGTGGCGGTCCTTGGTCAGTTCCTTCAGCTCCTTCTCGAGCTGGGCAATGGCCTCCTTGCCGCCGAGGGTGGCGCGGTCCCAGGCGTTGCTCCAGGCCTTGTTGAATTCCGAGGCGGACTCCGCCAGGTCTTTTGCCTGGACGCTGATCTCGCCGAACTGCTTGGCGATGTCCGGCAGCTCCTTGGAGAGCTGGCCGCCGCTCTGCTTGTCGAGCTCCTGGGCGGTCTGGGCGATCGATTTCTGCAGCTCCTGCTGCACCGTCACTGCCCCCTTGCCGTATTCCTCGACCATGGACAGGGCGGTCTTCAGGTTCTCCTGCTGGGTGGCGATAACCTGTTCGCCGTTTTTGGTCTCGCGGTTCAGCTCGGCGGCCGCTTCCCTGGCCTTGTCGAAGAGCCCGACCGCCTCTTCCGCCTTGGTCTTGCCGACATCGGCATTGCCGGCGGCAAAGGCCTTGCGCGATTCCTCGGCGGCCTTCTTGGCGGCCGCGGCGTATTCCTCGGCCTGGGCCTTGCGGTCCTTCCAGGCCCCGATATCCGTCATGCCGCTCCGGGACATCTCCCGCAGCTGATCGGCCAGCGACCGTTCGCGGCCGGCGATATCGTCCTGCAGGCGCTTGACCTCGTCGGCATAGGCCTGGTACTTCTTCTTCATCTCGTCGAGCGCGGCGGCGGTAGCCTGCTTCTGTTCCGCCGCCGAGTTCTTGACGGCGGCGGCCATCTTGCCGGCCCCTTTCACCCACTCGCCGGTAACGCTGTCGAACTTGATCAGGCCGTCCTTTTCGGCCTTTTCCAGGTCCTTGAACGATTTGATCGTCACCCCGGTCGCCTCGGAGATGGCCTGGAACCTGGCCGGGATCTCCGCCAGGGCCTGCTTGTTCGCCCCGACCACCGAGCGCAGATACTCCCACTCGGCGATTTTCGCGCCGAGGGCGTATCCGCCGGCCAGAGCCAGGGTAGCCCCGGCCGCGGCCCCGAGCGCGCCGGTAACCGAAAGGGCGGCCAGGTTGATCGATTTGAGCAGGGCGATGGTCGAACCGGCCCAGCCGGCGATGCTCAGGCCCATCATCACCTTGAAGGCGGCGTTAATACCGAGGATCGTCCGCGCCAGGGTATCAAGGGTCTTGCCGACCACAACAGTCCCCATGACGGCGGCGATAAAACCTTTGTGCTCCCAGACCGTGCGGATGATCGCGTCGGCCACCTCGAAGAAGCGCTTGGCCCAGACCCCGATCGCCTTCTGCACCGCCGGATCCTTCAGGGTGGCGGTGAGGGTGGTCAGATAGCTGGTGGAGTTTTCCAGGAATCCGGAATTAGCCAGGGTGACCTTCAGGTCCATCCAGGCCGTCCGCCACTTCGCCAGGGTGCCGACCGCCTCCCTGGAGGCCTTCTCGGCGGCCGGGCCGTACTTCTCGGTGAGGATGTCGGCAAACTTGGACAGCAGATCGATGCTCACCTCGCCGCTGACCAGCATTTTGTCGAGTTCGGCGGTGGTCACTCCGGCCGCCTCGGCCATCAGCTGGAAGGCGCCGAACAGCCGGTCGCCCAACTGGGCCCGGAGTTCCTCGGCCTGGATCTTGTCCTTGCTGATCATCTGGCCGATCGCTCGCAGCGAGCCACTGGTATCGTCCACCGACATGCCCAGGGCCGAGGCCGCCGAGGCCACGCCGATGAAGATCTTGCGCACCCCCTCGCCGGCCAGCTCGGTCGGGGCGGCGGCGGCGGAGATGCCCTTGTAGGCATCGGCCGTCTCCCAGAAGCTCAGGCCGAGCCGATCCGCTTCCGCCCGGATGAAGGCCAACTCATCCTTGGCGGCAGCGCTCGAGCCGAGGATGGCGGTAAAGGCCCGGTCAAGGTTCTGGGCCTGGACCCCGGCCTGGAACAGCGACTGCACCACCACCCCGGCGCCGACCCCGGCGAAGGCCGCCTTCAGGCTATTCGACAGCCCGGCGGCGACATCACGGGTCTTGCCCAGGGCCTGATTGTAGGCCTCGAGGGCCACCCGGCCGGTCTTGAGCTTCTGGGCGACGAGGTCGAAAACATTCTTGACCCCCTTGTCAACCGCCCTGATCTGGATGTCTACCCGGTTATTTGCCATAATCCCTGTTCATCTCTTTCCAGGTTTTCTCGTCGGCCCAGGCCCCGGCCCGGACCGCGATCGCCATCTCTATGCGTTCGTCCCGCTGTTCTCGCTCGTCGTTGGCAACGGCGGCGACAAACCAGGAGAATCCGTAGTCGAGACACTCTCCATGGCCTCGGCAAAGAAGCCGGCAAACAAGCCGCCAAAGCCCTGCAGCACTGTACCGAGCAGAACCGCTACCTTTTCTTCCAGACCGAAGCGGACCGCCGTCCGGAAAAAAAAACTGTTCACCTCATAGAAGGCCTGCCAGAGCTGCTCCAGCTCCGAGGAGTGGAGGTCCTGCAGGTTGTCGATGGTCAGGCCGCAGCTCTCCTGCAGCAGGATCTCCAGCTGCGCCATGAACCCATCCTCGGCGCTCGGCACCGCCGCTTCGCCGTCCAGCCCCGGCGCGGGCCCGGCCGCCTGCGGCTTCTGCTCGAACATCGGCAGCAGCTGTAGGACCCGCCTGACCCTGACCTCGGTGACCGTGACATCCCTGCCGCCGACCGTGATTTTCTTGCTGTTCAACATGGTCTTCTCCAGTTGGGGTGACCGCCCCGGGCAGAATCAAGGCCCGGAGCGGTCGGGGGTTAGCTGATGATCTCGGTCTTCATGAACTGCTGGCCGGTGGGCTTGGTCGAGTCGAGCAGGACGGTGCCGACCATCGACAAGACCGACTCGCCGTCGCCGATCTGCGGCCGGTCGCCGTCCATGATCAGCTTGACCTTGTGGTAGGTGATGCGCTGGCGCGGCCCGAGGTCGTCGGCGTCCGAGACGAAGGTCAGCTTGCGCTCGATCGCCTGGGCCGACAGGGCGTGCACGGTGTTGATCGCGGCCGCCAGGTGGTCGCACCAGATGAAGCAGGTGGCCCCGATGTCGCTGCCCGGCATCTTCATGATGTAGCCGTAGTCGGCATCGATCCGGTAATCGTCCTCGAGCGTGTAGCGGACGGTGGCGGTGGCGGCGTCGCAGACCACCATGTCGGCCAGGGTCTCGATCGAGGTGGCGGCGGCGGTGGCCAGGGATATCGAACCGGTCAACGTCTCTCCGGAGGAGAAGGTTCCGGAAACGTCAACCAGCTCGACAAAGCCCGAACCCACCCAGCCGACCACGCCGGTGGCGGACGAGGTGCCACCGGTGATCGTCTCGCCGAGGTCGAACGGCCCGCCGGTGACGGCGCCGTGCCCGACCTTGGTGAGAAAGCAGTTGACCTTGCCGACGTCGGCGTATTCCTTCTCGGTCATCGTCACTTCCACCGCCGACAATGTGCCGGCGGCCTGGCTGGTGACGCTGGCGGCGTTGGCGGAGAGATAGAGCTCCAGGTTCTCGATCGACGACTCGCGCATACCGAACTTGACGGATGCCTCGCGCTCGGTCTCGACCTCCTTGATGGTCGCCCGGGCGGCGGTGCGGTTCGATTTGATCTTCTCGGTGGAGACCGACACCGAGTCGGACAGGCCGTCCATCTCGCCGATCTCCATGCCGACCCCGGCCGCGCCGACGGCGGCGACGTAGAGCCTGCCGGTGCCGTTGATGCGGATATTGTCTGCGTTGCTTGCAATAGGCATAAAAAATCCTCCTTACCGCACAGGATGGCGGCTCGATTTGAGAAGGCTGAAACTGACAGCCGAATAACTGATGTAATGAGGATGGCTTGGTTGCTGATACGAGTCGCCGACCACCCTGACCTGCTGGGTGAGGTTTGACTTGAACAGCACCGCCTCAACCCTGGTCCGCAGTTCCTCGGCCTGCAGCATGCCGGTATAGATATGGCGCAGGCCGCTGACCGCGATGGCATCGCTGAGCACCCCCGAGCCGAGATCCATGCCGAAGCGCTGGTACTTCTCGTCGTCGCCCTTCAACTCCGAGATGTGCACCACGGCCACCAGCGGCCAGTATTCATCCGGCGGCGGGTTACGCTCGTCGATCCCGACAAAAACGCACAGGCCTTGCCCGAAGGTCTCGGTGCACCAGGCCTGCAGGCCGGTATCGGCAGCCAGGTGCTCGGCCACCAGCAGGGTCAGTTCGTGCGCGGTCATGCCTTTTTTCCTCCGAATTGATAGCGGTCGAACGAGGCCCAGAACTTCCGGGCGAACAGCGGCGTGACCTCATCCTCGATCTTCCTGAATACCGGGTCGAAGATCGGCCGGGCCGGGATATCGAGGCTGTCGGTGTCCTTGCGCAGCGGGAAGAAGTTGATGCCGACGACGTGCTCGCCGCGGGTCGCCTTCTTGGTCGCCGCCATCTTCCGCCGCATCTTGTCGGTGACCTGGACCGTCTCGCCCTGGTCGATGCGCCGGGCGATCGGGGCGATCTGCGGATCGAAACTGCCCGGCTTGCCCTTCTTCGACTTGCCGAAATCGATCTGTACCAGGCCGCCATCGCTGCTCACCCGGTAGCGTGAGAACTTGCCCAGCCACACCGCCGGCGAGCGCGGCCGGTTAGACCGCAGGGCCCAGACCTCGGTACCGCCTTTTTTCTTGAACAGCTCCGTCAGGTCGTGCAGGTCCTGCCATTCCGGCGGACCGTATTCCAGATGGTTGCGCAGGGTCTGCTGGACGAACCAGCCGACCGAGCCCATCGCCGACCGGCGCGCCCGGGCAAAGAGGCCGCCGAGACCCATTACCGATCGGGTCATCTCGTCGAGCCCGCTGTGCTGCAGCTTGACCTCGAGCATCAGGACCTCCTGAAGGTCGGCAGGGGTTCCTTGCGCAGGGCCACGTGCCGGCTGTTCTCGTCGCCGCCGCGCAGCGCGTCGGCATCGATGAACCAGGTCTCGCCGTCCGCCAGCCGCAGCACGTCGCCGGATCCCGGCTCGGCCACCTCGCTGCGCGCGATCACGCAGGAGGCCTCGGTCTCGATCATCGCCCCGCCGGCGCCGAGCAGCGTCGCCCCGCGCCTGAAGTTGATCGTCACCGGCACCGGCTGCCCGCCCTTGGCGGTGTAGGTCGCCTCAACCCCGAAATCGCCGGGGTTGAGAAACACCGTCCGGGCGTCGATCGCCATCTGCTCCTTCAGTCCCATCAGATCACCCCTAGATGGTGGTGATGTTGCTGAACAGGTAGGAACAGGCGGCGGCGATGTCGGAGACCGTCGCGTCATCGTCGTCGACGCTCTTCAGCAGCCGCTCGTCGGTGTCGTGCCGGACCCGGAAGATATCGCTGCGGTTGCTCTCCGCCCGGTACTGCTCGACCACGGTATTGTCGGCCGACTCCTCGGTCCACAGGAAGGTCCGGCCGAGGCACGGCTCGGAGATGTCGGCGGCGGCCGAGGTGATGGTCAGCATCGCGTACTCGTTGTTCCACAGGCTGGCGATGCTGGCGTCCTGGCCCTTCTTGGCCGAATTGTAGACCGCCCCGCCGACCAGCAGCTTCTGGATGTCGAGCAGATGGGCCAGCTGTTCGACGGTCATGTTGTTGGCGTCCTGGCCGGCGAAGTTGCCGCCGAACTGGGCCTTCAGCTGGGCGTTGCGGCGCAGGTTGAGGAAGGTCGAATAGGTGATGATCAGGGTGTTCGGCATCATGCCGCAGGCCGCCCGCACCGCCAGCTTGGCCGTCTCGAGATCGTCGAGCGGCACCGCGTTAGTGGCGTCGTCCCACTCGTGGGTGATGCCGTGGGCGGTGAAGTTGGTGGCGTTGAAGATCTTGTTGGCCACTCGCTGCTCCTGCGCCCGCAGGACCATGTTGGTGGCCCGCTTGACGGCGATCACGTCGGCGTCGATCGAGGCCTTGTAGAGGTTGCGCTCGCGATCGTCGACCGGCTCTTCCCAGCCATGCTCGGAGGTCGCGTATTTCCCCTGCTCGAACTCCCAGTCGCCGCGGTTGTAGTAGCCGCGCATCGCCCGCTTGGTGTCGCCGATCGACAGCAGGGCCTCTTTCGGGATCACCGGGAAGGTGGTGGCCTGGTAGGGGGTCTCGAAGATGGGCAGCACTTCCAGGCCGATAAAACCCATGCCGGGGGCCGCCTCGATATACTCCTGGACCGCGAAGCCGAGGTCAGGTCGGGCGATGCTGGTATTTGATTTCGGAAAAGGCATGATCAAGCTCCTTATACTGTTGGTTTATCTGCACCCGCGAATGCCGCGTCAGTGTGATGTTGCGCCGTTTAGACGAAGGTCGCCGAGGCGTAAATGGTCGCGTACTCGGTGCCGGTCCAGATCAGCACCAGGGTCTCGTCGATCGCGTCGAAGGTCGCCACTTCCGGATCGCTGGTGACGTGGTGGGCAATCGACACCGTCGAGGAGGTGGCGGTGGTCTGCATGATGATGGTGGTCAGCCGGCCGGGCACCGTGTCGTCGGCCAGGGTGGCGGTGATCGCCCCTGCGGCCGGGTTGAGATAGGTCACCGCCCCGGGGGTGATGGCCGCATCGGCGGCGAGGGCGTTCTGCACCGCCTCGACCGCGCTCTCGCTGCTGCTCAGCACCGGCAGGACCTCGATGATATCGCCGTCGGCGGTGGCCGCCTCGATGGCGATGCCGATCTTGCCGCCCGGCACCACGGTCGCCGAGACCTTGCCGTCGGCGGCCTGGTAGACCTCGGCGCCGGCGGTGATCGCCCCGGCGGCGGTCATCTCGAAGGTGCCGCCGCAGTTCAGCAGCTTGACCGAGCAGACAGCCCCGGAGGCCACCGCGTATTCACTGACCCCGATCGCGATATCGGCAGCGGCGGCGGTGCAATGAGCGACCAGCCCGGTCGATGCCATCTTTACCAGGCGCCTGGCCAGGACTGCGGCCGAGGTGGTAAACGCCTTGATTCCTTCATTCCATCCCATGATCTACCTCTCTGTAGTGGTGGATAGTGTTGTTTCTCTTCGCCGGTGAAGATCTGTCCCTCGGCTGTTTCGCTATTTTGTGTTGGCCTTCGCCAGGTATTCCTTGTGCAGATCCGGGTGCTGCTTGGCCATCGCCTGCACGGCCTGCCCCTTGCTCAGCTTGCCGCCGGAGGCCTGGATATGGGCCTCGACCGCCGCCATGAAATCGGCCGGTCCGCCACCCGTGCCGCCGGCCTTGAGATCGTCCTGGCCGGTCTGCTCGATTGCCTCGAGCAGCCGTTTCTTCTCGGCGGCCTCGGCGGCTGAGCCAAGATCAGCGGCCGTCTCACCCTTGGCGGCAAAGCCGCAGGCGGCCAGGGCGTCCATCTGCTCGGCGGTCATGCCGGAGACTGCCAGCTTCTGGAAGCTCGCGCCCGCCTCGTCGCCGTGCAGCCGGGCATAGAGGCCGAACAGCCGCTCCGTCTCCGCGCCCACCACGACGGTGGTCCGCTCGGCGAGGACCTTTTCGAGATCGCCGGCCGCCTCGGCCTTGGCCTCCGCGGTCAATTCGGCGTGCAACTCGGGATGTTTGGTCTTGAATTCCTCTTTCGTCATCGCTTCTTCCTCCATTGCCGCGTTTCTGGCGGCGTCAATTGTTTCGGGTAAAGTCATGATCTCGTCGATCATGCCGATGGCCAGGGCCTCGGCGGCCAGGTGGACCCGGCCGTTGCCGAACTTGGCCTGCACCTCCTCCGGGGTTGTTCTCCGGCCGTCGGCCGCCAGCTCGACAAACATGTTGTGGTAGCGCTGGATAAAACCCTGCAGGTATTCCTCTCCCTTCTCGTCGAGCGGCGCGGCGTCACTGGCCATCCGCTTGTATTCGCCGGAGACGATAAAGGTGCGCTTGACGCCGGCCTTGGCATCGGCGCCGGAACGATCGTAATGGCAGCAGACGGCGGACACCGAACCGACCTGCGCCGTGCGAAAACCGTAAATCCGGTCGCAGCAGGCGGCGAAGGCGTAGGCCCCGGAACAGCACTGGCCGTCGATGTAGACATTGACCGGCTTGACGCCCCGGTTGGCCAGCATCCAGTCGCACAGCTCGAAGGTCCCGTCCACCGTGCCGCCGGGAGAATCGACCTTGACGACGATGGCGGCAATGCTCGGGTCGGTCAGGGCATCCTCCAGCAGGACCTGCATCCGCTCGGTGGAGACGCCGCCGGACCACTCGGAAAACAGGTTGAAGCGCTTGCCGATCAGCCCGATCATGCTGATCACCGCCACGCCGTCGATCACCTGGTAGGGTTTTTCGTCCTGGAGATTCTTGGCGCGGTCCTGGGCGGCAAACTCAAATTCCGAGAGATCGCGGACCTCGCCGCTCAACCTGGCGGTGATGACCTGGTCGACAATCTCCAGGGTCTTTCGCTCCAGAACCCAGGCGGTGGTGGTGAGAAATCTATTTGGCATTTTCTTTTCCGGCTCCTGTCTTTTGCGCATCGGGGTAGACCAGGCCGCATGCCGTCTCGATCTCCCGTTCCTTCAACCGCACCTCGGCGATGTCGCCTTCCCAGTCCTTGCCGTCTTCGGCGGCGATGGCGGTCTGGGTGGTCATGTTGTATTTCAGCTTGAGGATGTTGGCCTGGGCCTCTTTGACCGGATCGATCTGGCCGCGGCCCTGGGGCACCCACGCCGCCTGGAAGTAGGCCTCGCGATGCAGGTAGAACTGCGGGGGGTCAAACATGTCGAGCAGGTAGGCCTCCTCCTGCACCATGTCCCAGCAGGGCTGGCAGAGATGCCGGCCGAGCCAGTCCTGCCGGTGGCCGAACACCCGCCAGGCCTCGAGCAGTGCCGCCCGGGCCGAGCTGTAGTTCATCTCGCCGTACTTCTTGGCGGCGACCTCGTAGGGGATGCCGGCGCAGCTCGAGGCGGCCCGCAGGATCACTTCGACGAACGGTGCGAAGTTGTCGCCCGGCCGGTTGTGCTCCAGGGTCTCCGGCTTCTGGCCGGGTTCTCCGTAATAGATGCCGCCAGGCACCACTTCCTGGATGCGCTGGCCGCCAGGCAGGGTCTGCCTGAGGTTGTTGATGCCGCCGGCGGCGGCGAGGGCGGCCGCGTCGGGGTGCGGGTTGGAAATAAACAGGGCCACCGCCGAGGTGACGATGTTGGCCACCAGCTCGGCGTCGAGATGGTCGGAGAGGTCGCGGAAGAATTTCATCGCCGGCGAAAAAAACACCTGGCCGCGGTACTGGTCCGGCTCCTTCTCGATGAAGCCGTGCAGGGCCTGCAGGCGGTGCCCGACCCTGATCCGGATCCGGGTGTAGTTGGCGGAATTGCGCTGGTGCGGCAGGCTGGGGTTGTTGTGGATCCACAGGTGGGTCTTGCGGCCTGCCCCGTCGACCTCCACGCCGTCGATGATCCGGTCGCTGCGCACCTTGTCGATCGGCGTCGACAGCCGGAGCGGGTCGACCACCTGCAGCTTGAGCTGGAAGCGGCCGAGGCCCTTGACCATTCGCGGCAGAATCAGGTACTCGCCGCGCACCAGCATCGAGCGGTCGCCGACCAGGCAGATATCCGTGAAGTGCTTGGTGCCCTGCAGGTCGCATTCCTTCGACCACAGGGCGAAGTTCCATTCCGCCTGGCGCTGCAGGGCCTTGACCGCCTCGGCGTCGATCGGCAGCTGGTCCTGGCGCATCCGCGATTGCGGCGTGAAGCCGATGCCGATGGTGTTGATGTTCATCGACTCGATCAGCCCGGAGACGTGCGGATCGTTGGCCTCGAGATCAAGCGCCCGCTTGACGATCGCCTCGCGTTCCCGGCTGGCCTTGAGTTGGTCGACCCGGCGCGGGTTCCAGTTCTGCAGGGTGCCGGTCTGGCCGGCCGAACGCCGCTCGATGGTCTGCGGCGCCCCGGCGGCAATGCCGGAGGTGGCGGCCGCCGCCATCACCGCCGAGCGGGCGAGCTGCTGGGACCGGACGGCCTTCTGCAGGCGCTTATGGATTTTGGCAAGTTGTTTGGGAGAGGAAAGCCTGCTCATCGCGCCGGTATCCCCTGGTTGACCACCAGGCCGCCGCCGCTGCCGGTGCTCGACAAGGCGGCCCGTTCGACGAGCAGCTGGGTTTCCCGGGCATAAAGAACCTGCAGGGCGGCCATGGCCTTGCGCTGGCCGAGCGCCGTGGTGTAGTCCTGGGCGGTCTCAGCCGCCGTGATGGCGGCCCTGACCGAGGCGAGGGCGGCGGTATTTTCTTCGAGGGTGCGGTACATAGGGGCTCCGTGAAAATTTAGGCCTGCTATTTTCACAAAGCATACACCCGGGTTTTACCCATGAGGTCAAAACGGGCATACTGAGCGCCCGCTCAATCCCGGTGGAACCCGGTGGAACCCGGTGGAGCCCACTGGAACCCATAAAAAAAGTGAAAAAAATACTTGACAGGGTTAAAAACGGCAAAAACCCATGACAAACAGGGCAGGGGCCGGGACCGGCCCCTGGCGGTGGGGTAACTCTTTGTTATGCGTAAAAAAAGCCGATACGCTCCCTTGCTTTTTTATATGCCTCAACAACACTCTCATGGCCAAAGCTGGCAAGGCATTTCAACAGGATCTCGTCCGCCTCGACATGCAGATCCTCATAGTTTTCGCTGTCAGTCACGCCCATTTCGCTGAGTCTTTTCACTGCTTCTTCCGGCGTCATCTTATCTCCAGATTCCGGAAATCCTCCAGGCTTATAACACGCCACACCGTCTCCATCTTCACACGGAATCTTACCATCTACATCTTTAAATCCTCTCATCTTATCTCCAGTCATTGGCTTGTTTGGCTATTCATTGTTAATCAAGGAAAATTTCCAGGAAGAAAAACGACCAGTTTTGTCGGATCTGGATTATTGTAACCTTCATCCAGATACCACCCTTCCTCCCCCCATGTCGTTACCTTGATTTCCTCGACCTCCAAGGTAGCGTAAAATCCTGTTGTGCACACATCAACATCACCAATATCATCTTTGATCTTTTCCAATCTCTTAACCAGTTCAGAAATTTTCATCTGGGTTTCTTCCTCATTGTCTGGAAAAGTCTTTTTAAAACAAACCGACCGACCACCGACCTCCGCTTTTTCCGCAACCGCCTGGTCTTGAGACTGCCAGGCAACCGGCGATGCTCCTGGAGATATGTCTCAGCAGACCATTCGACAAGGCCAACATCACAGACTATCTCTGTGATGTTGGAGAAAGCCCTGGCCGCCGCAGCTGCTCCTTTAAACGCAGGTTCAAGCGTCACCAGACCAGAACCAAGACTATGCCATTGGTCAAAGCCATCCTGCAGCTTTATCTTTACCGTTCCTTCTCCCAAAAAAATCATAAATTCTCCACCCCCTTAATCCTCCTTACAAGCTCCGGCGAGAAATAATTTTTGCGCCGTGTTTCTTTGCCGTTTTTTCACGGACGGCAATAGGACGATTGATGGCATCATCTACCCATACATACTTGTCTAGTCCAGCCACCTCGAAACAACAGTTGTACATTCTTTCGACAAATTCATCGGGAAGTTGATCGTTTACGATATTATATACTCCTGCCGCTTTTCCCTTCACCAGTGGCAGTAAGACAGGATCACCTTCTCTCCAGAAATTAACATCTGCAGAGCTTATATCGAGATATATTTTTTTGTCCATCTCTTCTCCCTATCTCATTAAATGAATCAGAACGGCACATCCGGGCCAGTGCCGACATAGCCGCCAGGCGGTTCCGGCGGTGGGCCATCGGGGCCGTGATCCTAGCCGGCGCCGGACCGGGCGGAGAGCATCTTCATCTCCCGGGCAATGATCTCGGTGGTGTACTTCTCCTCGCCGTTCTGGTCCGTCCACTTCCTGTCACGGTCAGCGTCAGCGTCAAGGTTTTTCCGGTTAGGCCCGGACGTTGCTCAAATTCGTACCCAGCGGCTGCCAAATGACGTTCAAAAACAGGTAACTTCCATACATCTATAACAATCGCTGCTTTCTGCATATCTTCCCTCAATTACTCTATAGGTAAACAAACTCAATCCTATTGATCGTCTTACCCGGATCGCACCGGTAATGCCGGCACAGCATCGCGACAAAATCAGCCGGCTCCATTTCGGGAAAACCCTCCCGGACGCACTCCTTTTTCGTGATCGCGCACAGGGGCTCAGGCCTGGTGGAGACGACATGGTATAGGTAAACAAACTCAATCCTATTGATCGTCTTACCCGGATCGCACCGGTAATGCCGGCACAGCATCGCGACAAAATCAGCCGGCTCCATTTCGGGAAAACCCTCCCGGACGCACTCCTTTTTCGTGATCGCGCACAGGGGCTCAGGCCTGGTGGAGACGACATGGTATAGGTAAACAAACTCAATCCTATTGATCGTCTTACCCGGATCGCACCGGTAATGCCGGCACAGCATCGCGACAAAATCAGCCGGCTCCATTTCGGGAAAACCCTCCCGGACGCACTCCTTTTTCGTGATCGCGCACAGGGGCTCAGGCCTGGTGGAGACGACATGGTATAGGTAAACAAACTCAATCCTATTGATCGTCTTACCCGGATCGCACCGGTAATGCCGGCACAGCATCGCGACAAAATCAGCCGGCTCCATTTCGGGAAAACCCTCCCGGACGCACTCCTTTTTCGTGATCGCGCACAGGGGCTCAGGCCTGGTGGAGACGACATGGATCAGCCCGAGTCGGACCTTCTGGGCCCAGCGTATCACCACCCAGGCCAGGCCGCGGATGTGCCGGGAAACCGGCTGGCCGCCCTTGGCCTTGCTGAAATGCTTGCAGTCAGGGGAAAACCATGCCAGGCCGACCGACCGGCCCTGGCAGGCCGCAGCGGGATCGATCGACCAGACGTCCTCGCAGTAGTGGGTCGTATAGGGATGGTTTGCCGTGTGCATCAGCACCGCCTCGGCATCGTGATTGATGGCGATGTCGACCGCCCGGCCGAGCGCAAGCTCGATCCCGGTGCTGGCCCCGCCGCCGCCGGCGAAGTTGTCGATGATCAACTCGTCGAAAAAGGATGGCTGGATTGCCCTGGTCATGGCATCACCTTCACGCCCGCACCGGTTCTAGTTCTGCCATTGCCGCCAAAGGATAATTCTTCATGGCGCAGTCTTCGCAGATCGCCACCCGCTTCTTTTCCATTACCGGGCTGGCAAGATCTTCATCCACCCCCATTGCCCCAGCCAAAGCCGCCCCGGAAGGTCCGCCGCCGAAAAACATCTCCAATCCGTGACAACGCCTTACCGCGTTGGCATTGACCCCGAATCGTTCGATGGTCACCATCCAGAAGAGAGGCAATCCCGCATGCATCACACCCTTGCCGCACATGGCGCATTTCTGCAGTTCGTTTCGCTTCATCTCATCACCGTCCGTATCACTCGCAGCAATATTGTTTTCCGCATTGATCACAGGTGAGGATAGCCCCCTCCTGTGCCTCGTCATCCACATGGCCGTGGCCGCATTCGCACCGCCAGCCCCAGCCAAACCTACCGCCAAGGTCGGTGACCGGCATCGGCGGCAGGTTTTTGATGGCCCATTTGTGCTCTTCGTCATAGGTTCGCTGGGTCATCGCCGTCACCCTCACACCGGAATATACAACGACGACCTGGCGGCGGTTTCCTCCATGACGATCACCGCCGCGGCCAGGTACTTGATCGCCCCGAGATTTTCCCTGATCCCGGCATCGAGGCCGAGACGGACTGACTCCTCTGCCTTCTTGATCGCCTGGCCGATCGGGAAGGCGAGGCCGACGCGCCGGGCAATCTCGCAGATCTTCTGCTTCTCGAACGGTTCTCCCTCGTTGGCATGCCGCTCCTTGCCCTTGCCATTAGCGGCCTGGTCGAGGGCCAGATCCAGGACCCGCCGCAAGGATTGGTATTCGCCTGACCCTGGGTCACGGCTTTCGGTGGTGTCCTCATTTTCATCAAGATATACCCAAGCCCCGTCCTTCAGATCCTGCAGTTCCTGCATCAACTCCCTGGCCCTGATCGGCAGCTGCTCCGCAACGGGGGTGTCTACCCCCAGTGCTATGCCAGTCTTGAACCAGACATCGATCTCCTTTTGTACCTCATCCTGCAGCTGCTGCACTGCTTCGATGATCGACCCGTTCGGACCAATCCCCAACAGGTTACGGTAGTCATTGATGAGCGTTTGCAGCGAGTGCAGCTCCTGCATCCGATTTTTAATTACTGCCAACAGGTCGTCGGCAGGTTCGACACCGAGCAGGTCGGCAATTTTGTTATACAGATCTTGCGCTGCTGCGATGTTGTCCCTTGATTGCTCATAGAGGTAATCCCGCTCCTTGACCAGCCGCAGGACCGCCTCGATTATCGTCTCCTCCCCGGTATCGCGGCAGATAATGCCGCGCACGTCGTTGATCAACGTCTCCATCGCGTGCAGCTGGCGTCTGGCCTGATCGTAATCCGCCTGGCAGGTACCGCCGCCGAAATACTTCTCCCCCCACTGCCGCTGCATCTCATCGATGACCAGCTGCGGGGTCAGTTTCACGGCCCGGACGACGAAGCCGCAGGTCGAACAGGTCTGCAGCTCGTAGGTGGTGTTGAGGTTTTTTTCTTTTTTGCAGAGCGGGCAGATTCCTTCTTTCTTCGGCATGATTGTCTCCTTGGCAATATGGGTGAATTTCTCTTCGATCTCGCAATCCTCGATCAGCGTCAGGCCGGTCTGCGGCCAGCGCCCCTTGCAGATATTGCGGCATGAGCTGTCGAAATCCAGCTGCTGCCGGATGCACATCTTGACGAACGTCCGCCGCAGCATCGTCGTCTGCCGGCCGCCGGCGACCGGGCAGGGGCCGGCGAACAGCCGCGTCGGCTTGCGCTTCCATCCCCCTCTGACCGGCTGCCCGCTCATCGCCTACACCCCAATCTCTTCCGGTACCGGCTTCTCAGCCCACCAGGTCGGCCGGACCAGCAGGTTGTCGGTATAGGACTCGCGCCAGCACGTCTCCCCCTCCTCGTCGGTGGTGTAGCGGCCGAGAACCACGTCGTCTGGCTCGGCATCCACGACCATCACCTCGGCGTTCATTTCAGGCAGCACGTCAAAATTAGGCATTACACCCCTCGGCGTGTCGGTGATCCTGAGCCAGACCTGCGTAGTTATTTGCCAGTTTTCCCCGATCAGTAACCGGCCGTTCATTCTCATCCCGCCCGTTGCCTTTTTCATCGCCATATCCTTCCCCCTTGTCGTTGTTGCGTTTCCCCGTCCCACCCACCGCCGCCTCGAACATCTCCCCCGCCAACGCCCACACCTCGCCGGGCAGGAAGAAACCGTACTTCCTGCCGTCGCGGCTGATCCAGCGGCCGTCGACCCGCAGCCGGTACCGGCCCTGCCACCACCGGCGGTCCAGGGTCGTGCCCTCCGACCACCGCTCTCTCTGGCCGTAACGGAACAGCCGCCGCCACTGGCCGGCGGGGAACATCTCGATTTTCACCGTTTTCTTGCCCTGAAAACGGAGCAAGATTGTTGTCTGTTTCTGCCGTTCCTCGGACATCTCAGCCCCGCCTGCGCAGCTGCTGCGCCCGCCATGCCCGGATCTCCTCGCTGTCGCTGACCCAGATCTCGCCGATCTTGGCCACCGGGAACTCCTGCCGGTCGCGCATCGCCATCACCGTCTTCCAGGACCGCTTCAGGTGTCTGCAGATCTCCCTCTTGCCCCGTAACTCCATCCCTTATCTCCTCCGCTGCGTCAGCCAGTCCGGCCGTTTAAAGTTGCGGACCTGGTCGTGGCCGCCGCCGCCGACCGGTTCCCCCTCCTGCCTGTCCTGCCGCCACACCCCGTTCCGCTCCACCATATTCAGGCACTGCGGCCCGGAGAGGATGTTCACCCCGCCCATCCACTGGAAGTCGGCGGCGGCGTGGGCGTAGACCGAGGCGTCGAGCAGATGGTTGTCCTTTTTCACCTGCACCCAGACCATGCTGCCGTTCTTCTGCCGCTGCTTCTCCTCGGCCAGCAGCTGCAGGGCGAAGTCGTCGCCGGTATCGCGGTGCAGGTGCAGCGGCTGCGGGTCGCTGTCGAGGTTTTCCAGGCGCCAGAACAGGGTGTCCTTCATCTGGTTGGTGTCGATCTGCCACAGGGTCAGGCCGCCGGGGATCAAGCCGCCCTTGGCCCCCGGCATCTTGTCGAGGATCGAGTGCCGTACCTTGGCGCCGGAGGTGTTCACGCTCATGCCCTTGACCGCCCAGACCACCCCCTGGCCGTTCTCCCGCACCCAGGTGATGATCTCCTCGCTCTTGGTCCAGTCCTCGCCCCACTTCGAGTCCTTGCCGCCGCCGATATCGATGCCGGCCCGCCAGATCCCCATCTGCTGCGCCTGGTCCTGCACCTGGAAGCGGGTGTCGAACACCAGCCGCCAGATATCGTCCCAGCTCACCAGGTAGCCGTAGTGGATCAGCCAGGAGCGGCAGAGCCTGGTCCAGGCCCAGACCGTGAACCAGAAGCCGTGTTTCTGCACGTCGATGCCGCAGGTCAGGGCCACCGCCTCGGGGTGGACGATCAGCGGCGGCAGGCTGCAGCGCCTGGCCAGGATCAGCTCGGTACTGCTCTGCTTGACGTTGATCTTCCAGGGCTCGGCCAGCCAGTCGTTGACGAAGGTCTGCAGCTCGGTGGTCGAGCCGGTCTCGTCCCGCTCCCGCTCCGCCTTCAGGAAGGCCTCGGCGATATCGCCCCAGCTCAGCATCGGCGACGACAGGGATGACACCCAGAAGCCGATCGACTCCGGCAGGTAATCGATCTGCCGTTCCGCCACGAAGCGGTATTCGGCGATCATCTTTGGCCGGTGGCCGTTGTCGATCTGGCCGCCGCATTCCGGGCAGACATAATAGGCGGTCCGCTTGGCGATGACGATCCGGTCCGGCTGGCCCGGCCGATCGTCCCATTTGATCTGCTTGAAGCGCAGCCGCAGCAGTTCGCCACAGTGCGGGCAGGGATGATGGATGCGGTAGACCTGGTTGCAGTTCGCCAGTTTGCGCAGGATGCCCTTGTGCTCGAAGGTCGGCGACGAGACGTCGACCACCTTGCGGATATCCCAGTACGATTTGGCCCGTTCCTCGCTCTTCGAGTCCGGGTCGGCGTCGTCGCGGAGCCGATCCGGGTTTTTGTCGCCCTCGTCGCGCAGGATGTTGCGGCAGGGCTTCTGGGCCAGGGCCGCCAGCGAGTTGGCCCCGACCAGGTACAGCGGCATGCCGGGGAAGTGCATCTCCAGGGTCTGGTACAGCCCGGCCTTCTCCGGCTTGCGTTTTCGCAGGCACTCGCAGTCATCGATCATCGGCTGAATCCGCACCCGGCTGACCCCCTTGGCGTCGTCCTCGCGCGGGTACATCAACAGGGTCGGCCAGGGATCGTGATCGATGCAGTAGCCGAGGATGTTGTACAGGGCCTCGGTCTTGCCGAGCTGGGTGCCGGCGCAGAACACCAGGTGGCGGAGATGTGGCAGGCAGTAGGCGTCCATCACCTCGCGCAGATAGGGCGTGTAGCTGGTGCTCCAGCGCCCGGGGTTTCGCGATACCCCGGCTTGCAGCACCCGGTTGGCGTCGGCCCACTCCGAGACGGTGATCTCCGGCGGCGGCGCGGCGGTCTGCAGCTCGTCCTCGGACCACTCGAAGTCCAGGCAGTCATAACCCAGCTCCGGCGTCCAGCCCCAGGGCGCCTGGCCCAGGCCGTCGATGGCGACGGCGGCCAGCTCAATCGACATCGAGCACCACCTTGCGGGACAGCGACCTGAGCAGCTCCAGGACCTCGGCATCGACGATCTCCCGTACCAGGGCCGACTCCACCCCGACCGCCGCCGCGATCTTGTAGTCTATCGACCGCGACAAGAGCAGCAGCGAGGTCTTGAACTCGTGTACCCGCCGCACGTTCTGGCGGTTGACCTCGGCGATCGGCACCAGCTCGTGCAGCAGCTTCCTGACGATGATCTCCTCGCGCCTGGCCCGGAAGTGCCGGTATTTGGCCTCCTCGTCCTTCGAGCGGTATTCCCCCTCCGGCAACTCCTCCACCCCGGCGTCCTCGGCCGCCGCGGCCGCGACCGGTCGCCGCTTTTTGCCCTCCAGCCAGCTGGAGACGTCGATGAAATCGAAACTCTCATCCGACAGCCGCCGCAGCTCGCCGGCCTGCACCGCGGCATAGACCGTGCGCACCGAATAACCGCTGAACTCGGCCACCTCCTTCACCGAGGCGAAACTCTCCGGGGTGTCCAGGCCGCTGTCGACCAGCTCGGCCTCGAGCCGCGCCATCGACGACAGCTCGCTCGGGGTCAGGCTGCGGCCCTGCCGGACCTTGGCCACCAGCAGCTCGTAGGCCTGCTTCCTGGTCTCGAGACCCTGTTTCGCCACTTTGCCCATTAAAACGGTTCCTCAAAACCGCTTTCTTGATATTTTTTATGGAGTATTGCTCGTTTTCTTTCTTGTTTTTTTGATTCTTTCTTAATGCTTAACCATTTTTTAATTTGAAATAACTCGTCGTCGTCAGCATACCAATCCTCTATCATCTGTTTTACAGAGTCTTTATTTTCGGCCGGGACACTGCCACTCACAAAAGATCCACCTTTACATAGAAAAACATATTCATAGAGGTGCTCGGCCATACAATCTCCCCTTGAGTTATCCATGATATTTCCCGTACACCGTCAACCGGGTGATCATCAGCTGCACCGAGTTGCGGTGCAGTCCGATCTCCCGGCCGATCCGCTCGACCGGCTCGCCGGCCGCCCACAGCCGCATGAACAGCACGATCCGCACCGCGTCGAGCTTGGTGCCGTTGAACGGCGTGCCGGACAACACGGTATAGGTCGTGCCGCAACCCCGGCAACGGCTCACCGGAAAGCCGGCCCTGGTCCGGCCGTGGCCGATCGCCTCCCGGCAGCCGCAGCCGCAGGCCAAGCCGTCCGGGTGCAGCCGCCGCAGCAACTCGCGATAGCAGCGTTCGCGATCGAGCAGCTCGACCATCGGCACCGCCGCATACTCGCCGGGGATGATGCCCGAGGTGTTGCGGATGGTCCTTTCGTTTCGCACCACCGGCCGCTCGCCATCAACCCATTGGCCGTCGATCTGGTATTCGATTTGTTCGGTTTCCATGTTGGTCCTCATCTACTCACGCCTCCAACCATGCTGCTTCATCAACACGATCGCTGCTTGCAACCTTGTGGCTCGACACATAGGCCGCAGGCCTCGACCACTTTCGTTGCAGGTTTTTCCATTCCCGCGGATAGTCTTTTTTTTCGTCGCTTTGAAATAACTGGCAGAAGGGGAAAAATCCGAGCTCGAACACCCGCTCCAGCCGTCGTTCTGCATCCTCGATCCTCTCGCCATCAAATCCGATCATCGTGTAACACCGCCGCTTTCTTGGGCTGATACCTTCAAGGATACCGGCAGCCCGCTCCAGGTGTCTGATCTGCTCGCTTGAATCACAGGCAAACCACAGTTCGTCGATTTTTATCTGGTCAAATAGGTCCCGGTGCCACGGCTGCAACAAGCGGCAATCCAGTCCGCCGGAAAAGTTTATGCCCCGCTTTTGCTCTTTGAGCATGGCGAAAACCGCCACGATATGCTCCCTGCTGCAGGCCAACAGGTTGTTATCCTGGACTATCCACCCTGGCTGAATGGCGATCTCCCTGATTTTCCCCTCTCTGCCAGGTACAAAACACCACGGACAGCGGCGACTGCAGCCCCGAGAGGTTATGGTGACCCCGGCCTTGATGAACCTTCCCGGTACAAAATCCCCCCCTTGGTCGCCAAAGGCCGGACCGCCTATCTGCACATCCGAATAATGTTTCGACCATGCCTTGAGTAACCGTTCAGCCAGGGGAATATCCCAGGTGAACACGCACGATATTTTCACCGGCTGATCAGGAGGCAGGAACATCGACGGAAAACCGACAAAGGCCAGGTTATCGACGGGAGTCCATTTTGTCCGGCGTGGAAAGACTCGGATCATGCCATCGCCTCATTTCCCATAACTCACCCCCACCCGCCGCAGCTCCGCCCCGAACTCGGTGCAGATCGCCTCGTGGCTGCGAAAGAAACAGCCGGCGAAGCGGCAGTAGATCTCCCAGTTTTCCTGCATCCACTCCCGGCTGCAGAGCACCCCGGCCGCCCGCTCGTCGGCCGAGACATAGGCCACGATCGGATGGCCGCCCATGATCCGGCTCATCTCCACAATGTCGGCCTGGGCCTGGCCGTCGAGGTGGGCGATCCGCCCGGCCAGCTGGCCCTTCTCGACATAGGGCATCTCGCCGGCCGCCGCCTCCCGGGCCTGGGTCTCTTTTTCTTTTTCAGGCCCAGGGCCGGGACTGGCAACCTCGGCAACCGCTCCGGGCAAAAAGGAAGCGGCGCCGTAGGCGGCGAGGATGCTTTCCTGCAGACTTTGATTGTTTTTTTGGTCCATGGTTTTTTTTAATAAAAACACGAGTTTAAATAAAATGGTCCGGGGTGGTCCACCCTGTGGTCCACCTGAAAAACATCCTAAGCTATTGAAATGACAAAGGTGGTCCGGGTGGTCCGGGGTTTTCCGGAAAAGTCGCCTGGATTTTGCAGAAAACTTTTCGTTGAAAAAAATGCTCCATACGCGCGCGCGCATATACGTATTATTTTTGAAAACCCCGGACCACCTGGACCACCACAAGCAACACCTTGAAAATACATACGATCTGAGACAGGGCAGGGTGGACCAACCCCGGACCTAGGGTGGACCAAATTGGCTAAACCATTGATCACATTAACGAAAACCCCGGACCGCCTAACGCTGTTCGGCTTCGTTTTCATAGCTTCAGCCCGATCCCCTTGAGACACCTGGTCCGCTCATCGCCCTCGCGCCGGCGGTACTCGATAATCCGTTTCTCCATGTTTTTCAGGACGATGCGGAGTTCACGGAAGAAATTCTGCTCGTGCACCGGGCCGTAGCCCTTTTCGCCGCAGTAGGTCCGATAGGCGTTGTAGAGCAGCTGCTTTTCGGTAAAAATTTCCTCTTTCAAACCGATCACGCACTTATCCTCGACAAAACACTGCACCGGGTTGTTCTGCCGGCGGAAGTCGTCGATCAGCCGTTCCGTCTCCTCGCAGCGGGTGAAGCCGTTCTGCTTGCGCACCCGCACCAGCCCGGCCATGGCCCAGCCGAAGATCCCCGGACTCTCCGCCAGCAGTTTTTTCTCGAGGAACGGATCGCGATCCGGATCGTCTTCGAGGAACTGCCGCCGGAACATGATCGGCAGCACCTTGCGGTAGAAGCCGTCGGTGTTGTCCTTGATTTTCTGCATCTGGTTGAGGGCAAAGATCTGTTTGGCGAATGGCGTGAAATTGAAGGAATCCTTGTGCTTGAAGGCGGCGTTGATATCGTCGCCGCTGACGATCTTCTTGTAATACTGCGAATCGATCGCCCCGTGTCCGGCCTCGGTGGAGATGTTCACCAGCTTGCCGAACAGGCTGACCCGCTGGAACTGGTCCTCGAGCCCCTCGAAACTCACCGAGGTGCAGTTTTCCGGCCCGACCAGGTGCCGCAGTATCCGCATCGCCAGACTCTTGCCGTTGGCCCCGTCGCCGAGCGCCCACAGGCCTTTTTCGTAGCGGGTGTCCCGGGTGAAGCAGTAGCCGAAGAACTCCTGGAACTGCATGATCGGTCCAACCTTCTGGATGGTCTCCTCGCAGAACTGCATCCAGCGAGGGCAGGGCGGCGGGCTGGTGGGGTCGAATTCGACGTTGATCTGGATCGTCGAGAAATACTCCTTGTGATGCGGCAGCAGCTCGAAGCTGTCGACGTTGAACATGCCGTTTTTCAGGCAGCTGATGTTTTCCCGGTCATTGACCTGGCGACCGTAGGGAATCGTCGACAGGTGGATTGCCTGGTTTACCGCGTCGTTGTAGCGGGCCTGCACCGCCTCGTTGCCGAGATATTCGATGGCCAGCTTTTTCAAATACTTCTCGGGATACTCCTCGAAGTATTTGCCGTTCCAGCGGTAGAGCAGATCCGTTTTCGGGTCCAGCAGCAGGTCGACATCCTTGCGCAGCCGCTCGGCCAGCAGCCGCGGCTGGAAGCTGTAGCGACCACCCAGGGTCTCGCCGAAGAACTGCAGGGCCGGGCAGGCGGCCTCCTCGTCGGTGTACTCGGTGGCCGCCGCCAGCAGCGCCTCGAAATCGGCCCGGCCCTTCTTGTGCTTGACCACGAAGTCGACGAAGTCTTCGCCGTGCTTCTCCGGCAGCGCGCCGTCCTCGGCCAGCATGTAATCCGGCCAGTGCAGCAGCCGCACCGATCCGGCCTGGCCGAGCAGCGAGGCTGCCGCCGACCGGGCGTAATCCTGGCCCGGCAGGTCGGCGTCATAGCAGATCACCACATCCCGGCCGCGGAACGGCCTGATCTGGTCCTCCGGCCACTTCTTGCGCTTCGAGGTCTGGGTATAGGCCTCGTAACCCAGCGAGCGGGCGCAGAGCGTGTCCTTTTCCCCCTCGCAGAGCAGCACCAGGCCGTAGCCGCCGCGCGCCGGCGCCGGGTAGAGCCGGTTGCCGCCGACTCCCTTGCCCCAGGAGATGATCTTCGCCTCCCGGGCGTTCGGGTCGTACAGCCGCATATTGGCCAGCACGCCGCTGTCCTCGTCGTAGATCGGGATGACGATGCGGCCGTGCCCCTGGTTCACCGGCTTGAGGACGCCCGTGTAACGGCAGCGGTAATGGCTCTGCAGCTTCAGGCCGTGCCGAGCGATGATCTCCCGCGACCAGCCGCAGACCTCGAACAACCGCTCCTGCCACTTCTCCGGCAGCGCCGGAAACATCGCGTAGGCCTCGGCCATCTGCGCCGGATCCACCGGCGGCAGATCCTCGTCGGCCTTTTTCGGCTTAGGCTTTTCCGCCTGGTCCTGGGCCGCCTTGCCGGGGTTCCCTGGCGCCGGTTTCCTTGGCGGCCTCGGCGTCGGCGGCGGCCGGTGGCCGTCCTCTTCGCTGCCGTACAGTTTCCGAAACTCGAGAAAACCACCCTGTTTTCCCAGGCCGTTGACCTGGCAGAACAGATCGACCAGGTCGCCGTCCTTGCAGCAGGCGGCATGGCAGTGAAAGACATCCTCGACCGCGTTGTAGCCAAACGATGGGTTGGCGTCCTCGTGGAACGGACAGAGGCCGTTCTGCCAGCTGCCGGACAGCTCCTTGACGGCAAACAGGCCGGCGGCGATGCCCCGCCTTTCCTCCTCACTCAGATGCTTTTTCGCCCAGCCCATCAGCGGCCACCATCCTGCTTGATGTCCGCCTGTGCCTGGTTGATCACATCCTCGACCTGCTGAATCCCCAAGACCATCCCCCGCTTGAAGGAAAATTCCATTTCCAGCTCGAAAACCGCTCGGCAACCGTCGATCGTGCACGCATCGGCCCCGTGCTTTCGCAAGGCCTCGACAATCAATTCCAGGCTTCTATTCATCGGCAGCCTCCATCGCCAGCAAAACACCATGGGCCTCCCCGCTTGCAGGTCTATCGGGCCCATGGGCACTGCTGGCAGCATCGATAAAGAAGGTGAGACTGACTGTGGAAGGGGCCGGGTGGGCAGCGGGGCCTGACGCAACCTCGGCAGTTTGGGAGAGGAACAGGGTGAGGCAGGTAAAAAGCGTTGGCACCACCAGGAAAATATAGACCAGGCAGATGGCCAGCGACAGGCGGCCGCCGGGGTTGTTCACCACCCGCCGGCCGCGCACGATACGATAAGGGTAGACCGGCGCCGGGCGCCGCGATAGATCATCCAAGGATGTTCACCTCCCGGCCCTTGCGGCCTGGTTTCTTTTTCTTGCGCAGGCCGTCCATCAGCCGCACCAGGTCCGAGCGCTTCACCCGGAGATCCCCCTTGTCCCGGCCCGACGGCCGGCTGCAGGGGACCAGCTTCTTAACCACCACCCAGTTCCTGAAGGTGTGGTAATTGACCGCGCAGAACTCCGCGCCCTGCCGCAGGGTCAGGTATTCGCCGGACTCCTCGCGGCCGTCCACCATCACCCCCGGCACCCTGGCCAGGGCGGCGAGCAGGGCCAGGGCCTCGACCCTGGCCGCCTCGTCGTGGATCGCCAGGATCCTGACGGTATGGATCGAGGCGGCGGCTGAAGATCTGGCGGCGACCATGATCACCAGGCCCGGCAGCTTTCGATGACGTTGACGATCGCCCTGATCGCCTGCCAGCCTTCACGCTCGATCGCCTCTTTTTCCTGCAGGGAGATATGCGCATCGGCGGTCGCCGCGTGCACCCTGCCGATCAACTCGCCGAACTCGCCGGTGGCGGCCAGGGCCTCGCGGTACACCCCCTCGAGGTCACGGCCGCAGCCATCCTGCTTGACCGGGATGCCCACCCGCCCGACCGCCTGCTCGAGATGGTCGAGCACCCGGAAGTCCTTGGTGACCAGGATCAGCGAGATCAGCCGCTTCAGTGGAAAGTTCACCCCCGAGGACTTCTCGCCGCTCTCCTCGAGATCCGGCAGCACCGCCCGATAGAGATAGCCGGGGGCCATGCCGATCCGCTCGGCGATCTCCTCCACCGACAAGTCGTCGCGATGGATTGTCCTGTAAAGCTCCTGCTTTAACGTCCGCATCTGCCTGTGCGTCTGCCTGCTCATGAAAATTTCCTTTCAAAATTTTAATGTCAAATTTTGACAATATTTGTGGTACGGTGATCTCTCCAATGCGTCAGTTAAGTGTTATGGCCTTTTTTTCGAAGGAGGGTGATTTTGAAAAAGCCAAGATTCACCGAAGAACAGCACGATAAGCTCGGCAGGGAACTGCAGATCATAAACCGCAGGCTTAACCAGATGCACACTGAGGTTGGCAAGGCATACCCCCTCGAATCTGGGTGCAAGGCTGTCTGCAAAAAGGCCTGTGATGCGGTTTTTGCCTTCAGAAGCAAAATGGACGACATTCTTGCAAGCGAATGGGTCGCGAAGGGTATTGAAAATGTGCCCAAGCTGTATTTGCGAGGCAATGCCGACAAAAAAACCATTGACTACCTCGACTCGTCGCTAAGGGTTGAAACTGATAACGATCCCGACAAATAGACAATGTGATCGTTATCGCAGAAACGGCAGGTAACCGAGAGCGGCTCGCCGCAGAGGACCATTTTCATCCTGATCTTTTTTTTCAGTTTGTAGGGTCCATAGAACAGATTGTTGTTTCCTTGGCAGGACGGACACTGCCAGTCCCTGGGTAATGGAATTTCGACCGTCTCTTTGGTCGCTTGAGCTGCTTCGTCCTGGTCCGGATAACGCGCCGCATCGGTGAAGTCTTTCGGGTCGGCGGTCATGGCCGTGAAGCGTCTGATGGCTATGTCAGCATTCGCCCGGAGAAGCTCCTTCTGTTCTTGACACAGAAGGGGATACATGAAACGGGCAAGTTTTTGCTCGTCAATGTCGAGGCTGTTAAGAAAATCTATCCAGGATCTTGGTTTGCTTGTGGTCTTCATGCTGATTTCTCCATAGTTGAGGTTGCTTCAAGCCCGATAAACTGCTGCAGCTGCCCATCCCGCCAGACGATCTTCTCTGTCCGGCCGCAGCCGCAGAGGACCTCGCCGGTATCGCCGGACAGAAGGGTAAGGCAAAGCTGACGGAAATCCGCCTGCCGGTAAAGCTCGTTCGCCCGGCCGCACTGGCTGCAGTCGCACTTGTGGGTAATGGCTTGCTGGTTCATGCTGCCTTCTCCTCTTTGAGAGGTAATTGATAATGCACACGAAACTCCCGGATATCGTTCATCCGAAAAGGTTTGAGATTGGTGGTTTGATTTTTGAAATCGTTTCATATTGCCAGCTTACCGATGATCAGGCGTTGAAGGTCGCGACGCACTTCTACCGGACACACAAATTCCGGAAGAAGGATCGAGGCAAATTGTTTCAGGTTTTGACGACATACAGCGAATCCTCTCGAGGGATCTTATGAGCATTTCCAGGTCTTCAACCGGAAAAACGACGCTTGTCTTTGTGATGCACGATCCAATTTCGATCATGTCACCAGGCTGCAGCTCGCCATTCCTGCGTGAGACATAGAGGCGGATCATGTCTGCTGCCGTCTCGTTCATGCCTATTTGTCCTTCGTTAATGGTTCGCTTGCATACACAATGGTTTCGCTGGCGGTTGACGGAAACAGATAGCAGTGAATGCTCAAGTGGTGAGGCGATCCGCAGTGCATGCAGCTGACGACAATCTTGTCGCCGCTCAACAGCGCCACCAGATCGGCCCGCCGCGGCGGCGGCATCGACATGAAAAGGTTGCTCGCCTTCTCGCAACACGAGCACTGCCAGAACCTGGTACCCGGGACCGTTGCCTGTTCGCCGCTCATGCCGCTTTCTCCTGGTTGGTGGTATCCGGCCAGATTTCGGAGACCGGCTTGCCGATAAACAGGGCTATGGCCTCGCGGATCCTGGGGGTTTTCCGTTTGCCGGTTATGACGTCATGGACAGAGACAGGCGAAACGCTCAAGATTCTGGCAATTTTTGACTGCCTGATTCCTGCTATTTTTAGCTCTGCCCTTATATCAACTCGTTTATTAGTCATGAGTTAATTATTAGTCAAATATCGAAACAATGTAAAGGTAAAAAGATCTTTATGACTAAAAAAATTTTAGATGAGCTCTGTAGATATTTAAAACTCAAGAATAATAAAGAGCTTGCGGAATACCTTGGAATCTCCCCAACCAGGGTCTATTCATGGAAGAAATATGGAAAAATAACTGACGTCGGCTTGATATTAGTCAAAAATCCGGAGTTAAATCCCGGATGGTTGTATACCGGCGAGGGAGAAATGCTGGAAACAGGTCAAAAGAATAATTCGATAGGTAAAGAGCAAAAGATCCTGGCAACCATTGAACCAGGATCAGCCAGAAAGAAAGGCGTCAAAGCAGAGACGCAACAGGCTAGACAGGAAACAGAGGCTATCGATGAAGACGAGGCAATCGAACAAACCCGCTATGTCTTGCGGTCTGATACGGTGTATAGGGGGGCCTTGGTATCGAATATCAGGGCATTTTATCAGGGGGTTCGTAGGGAGGAAGAAATGGCTGGCGTTGACGAGCAGATGATCGAGATGCAGAACAAGATGGACATGATGATGCAGATGCTGGAATCTCTTGGTGCACATCTGCCGGGCAAAAAAAGAGATGCGCAGGAGGGCTGAAAAGCTGGGGATACGGGTGACTGTAACTGATAATCCTCGTAGAAGTTTTATGCAAGGACATGAAAAATTCTACGTCATCGAAGGAGTGAGAACAGATGGGGATTGATGGCAGTGATATAAAACACAAAAGGTTTAAAAAGGACGAAGATGATAAATTTTCCCTATGGATAAGAGAAAAATATAAAAACATCTTTCTTGTATTTTCTAATTTTACTGAAAGCTATAAGAATATTCTAAATTTAGATAAGATTATTGGCTATGGCGCTGTTTTTTTACTTTTTCTTCTTTTTTTAACAGGTTTTTTATTTGATAATCACGATCCTCCAAAGCAAAAACCAAAACCAATATCAAAAACACCGGAAGAACTCCAATTTGAATATGCTCATTGGCCTGCCATGAATACTGTTCTCCAAAACCTTAAGGCACCAGCAACAGCAGACTTTCCATTGGGAACAATCCAGACCAAGAGGATAGGAGAAAACAGGTACTTTGTTGTTGGCTTGGTTGATTCTCAAAATAGTTTTGGAGCTATGATCAGGACAAAATGGGTGGTCATCGTCGACGCCATCTCCCCGTGTGATGACTACACCAGATATGAATGTTGGAATATTAAAGAAGGCCCTATTTTTGAATAACAACCACAAGCAAAAATACAGTTTGTTCCCTGTTTTGTACCCTAAAATAAAAAAGTGCAAATTATCAAGTGCAATACCAATTATTTACAACATGTCGAACATGGACTCAAAATCCAGCGACCGCAAGGTCATGTCGGTTCGATTCCGACCTCCGGCACCAGTAAATTCAGCCCCAAATCCCATATAAATGGAGGTTTGGGGCTTTTTTGTTAGTGAAATTATATTTTAAATTTTGGTAAATTTTGGTTAATTTGTGTAAATTTTGAAAATCAAGTGTACCCGAAATTGTACCCGAAGAAAAAAGAGTGTACCTGAATGGCCACCATCATCCCTATACCCAGAAAAAAAGGAACAGGATACCAGGTAATCATCCGGACAAAAGGCCATCGAGCGTTCAAGCGGACGTTTAATTCCAAGGCGGAGGCGAGGCACTGGGCCGCCGAGCAGGAAGCATTGATTTATGCCAAGCGCTACAAGGATCCGCGCCTGGCTGACAAGGTTACCCTGGGGGCAGCCCTCGAGAAATACGCGGCGAAGGTTTCTGCCAAGAAAGCAGCATCTACCAGGGCCCGGGAAAAATACACCATGGCCCACCTGTTGCGGTTGCTTGGAGAGGACACTCCTCTTCCTCAAATTACGCCGCCAACAGTTTTCGGTTATCAGGAAACGAGGATTGAAGAACGGGCATCAGCTTCAGCGATCAGACAGGAGCTCTGTCTTTTATCCCATCTCTACAACAAGGCCAGGAAAGAATGGGGAGTGCCGGTGGAAAACCCGGTCGATGACGTAGAGAGGATCCCGCCAGGGCCAGGCCGAGAGCGCATGCTGACCGAAAAAGAAGCTGAGATTGTCGTCGAGGAAAGCAAGACAGTCAGAAATCCTGGTTTTTTTCCGTTTATCCTCCTGCTTCTCCACTCTGGGATGCGGTCTGGAGAGGCCGCCAGGTTGCGCCGGCAGGATGTGGACTTCAAGGCCCATACAATTACCATCAAAAAAACGAAATCAGGAAGGCCAAGGATCATACCGCTGACCGATGCCGCCGCAGAGGCCCTGCAGCGGCTTGATCCGGATGATTATTTTTTCCTCAAACCAGCCCACCTGGCCAGCAGCCGTATAATGCTCACCCCGGGTTGTATATTCAAGGAGTGCCTGAATCACCTCAAGAGCCGTTTAAAGGCTCGAGAAATCGATATCCCGCATTTCACCATCCACGATCTCCGCCATACGGCAGCATCGCACCTCTTAAGACATGGCGTTGATTTCCGGATAATAGCCGACATTCTCGGTCACACGACCCTGGCAATGGTGGCGAGATATACCCATGTCATGGATGGCCATAAAAAAGAAGTTATCGACAAAATTGGCCACCTGGGAATAGAAAAACAAGAGTAACCCCCGGCCCCCTCGCCGCCGCGCCCCTTCTGTATAACCCACCACGCCCCGATCCAGAACAAGTCGACCTCGATCAATAATTCACCCATCTCAAACCAGGCAAAAGGATCGCGCCGGCGCCACGCTACAGTCCGAGATAGTCTCCAAACAAAAAAACCTAACAACGTTAAAAAGTATTAATAAATGCAGAGTCGTTTTTTTTGCCAAATGTAGTCGGGTGGGGCGCCTCCGGGACC